AAAGAATACACCCAACTCAAAAGCCTAAAGAACTTTATAGATGGATTCTAAAAAACTATGCTAACGAAGGTGACCTTATATTTGATAGCCATTTAGGTAGTGGAAGCATTGCGATTGCTTGTGATGACTTAGGTTTCGATTTGGTGGCTTGTGAAATTGATAAGGATTATTTTGATAAGGCAAACAAAAGGCTCGAACCTTATAGAAAGCAACGAACCCTTTTTTAATTGTGCCTAACAGGTGTTAAGTAACATTCAAAAACTGAAGCAATGAGAAACGAACTAGAATACAGCGAGTTAGTTACTAATAGAATGATTGAGTGCCTTGATAATAACAAGATATTCATGCACCATGAACTTCAAATTGTAGACTACTCACTTCAAAGATTGAACCTTAAAACAATCAGCCAATACGCAAGGGAGAAAGGAATAAGCCCTAACGGAGTCAAAGACAGAATTAAACGCGGCAAAGTAATGTCTATTACAGTCAGCGGAACTACATTTGTAGCATCTTAACCAAAACAGAAAGGAGACGATATGAAAAAGTAAATGTAAAGGCAATAGACAGCGGCCAGGTAGACTGTCACAGCATTAGACAATCATTAAAAAAGTCTTTTGCGTTCTCAAAAAAAGCTAGGTACGGAGACTGCCTAGCTTTTTTTATTTTTGTGATATGGCAAGACCTAAAGAAAATATAGACTTACCTAAAAATTGGAAAGACGATATAATTAACCTATATAAAGAAGGTGCTTCAGATGTTGAAGTAAAAGCACTTATTTATGATTGGCGCGGTTCGTTTTCCAATGACCTTTGGGATAGATGGATAAAAGAAGAGGTTGAATTTTCGGAAACCATAAAAAGAGGTCGTATGCTTTCTGCTAAATGGTGGGAAGAGAAAGGGCGTAAAAATCTTGAAAACAAAGACTTCAATTATACGGGTTGGTACATGAACATGAAGAACCGATTTAGAGAAGATTGGAAGGATAGACAGGAACATGACCACACTACAAAAGGCGAGAAGATTAACATTGTAAACTTGGGAAGCGGTGAAGCTACTAAAGAAGCAGAATAACGCAGTTTACTATTTAAAAGACAGCATCACCAATGAGATAGTCTATGGTGGTGCGGCTTGATAGCCCCTCTACTTTCGAGTAGGGGGGCGACAATAGTAGGCGGTGGAAAATCTTTACTAGGTTGCCTTTGGTTAATTGAAGGCTGCCAAAAGTACCCGGGTAGCCGTTGGTTAATGGGTCGTTCTAAACTGAAAACCCTAAAACAAACTACGCTCAATACTTTCTTTGAAACTTCATCTAAACTTGGAATAAGTAGCCAATTCGAGTACAAACAGCAACAAGGTGAGATTGTATGGAATAATGGGAGTGTAATACTCCTTAAAGACTTATTCAGTTACCCTTCAGACCCTGAGTTCGATGCATTAGGTTCATTGGAGATTACAGGGGCATTTGTAGATGAGGTTAGTGAAGTTTCATTAAAGGCCTGGCAGATAGTTAAATCGCGTATTCGTTACCGATTGCATGACTTTGGAATTATTCCTAAAATACTGGGAACGACTAACCCAACGAAGGGGTGGGTTTACAAAAAGTTCTATGAGCCTTGGAAGAATAGAACCTTACCGGATAGTAAGGCATTTGTAAGGGCATTGCCTACCGATAACCCACACTTACCCAAATCTTACATTACATCACTCCTGGACTTAGATGAATCGTCTAAACAACGACTTTATCACGGGAATTGGGAATATGACGATGACGACTCCAAGTTAATCGAATGGAATGCAATAACGGACTTATTCCAAAATACTCACGTTAGTGAGGGCGTAAAACACATTACAGCGGATATAGCCCGTTTAGGCAGCGATAAGGCCGTTATCTTAGTTTGGTCGGGGTTTAAGGTCATGGAGTGCCACGTATTCAAAGAAAGCCGCATTAACGAGATAGTAGACTTAATCAATGAGTTGAAAGTTAAACACGGAATACCAAACAGTAAGATAGTAGCCGATGAGGATGGTGTTGGTGGTGGTGTGGTTGATATGCTTCGGATTAAGGGCTTTGTAAATAATTCCAAGGCTTTGAAGAATGAGAACTACCGAAACTTGAAAGTGCAATGTTATTACAAGATGGCAGAGGCTATCAACAAGCGTTTAGTGCATTGGATGCCGAATGCTAACCAACCCGAACTAATTGAAGAACTAGAACAAGTCAAAGGCTATAAAATGGACACGGATAGTAAGTTCGATTTAGTGCCTAAAAGTGAGATTAAACAACTACTTGGTAGATCGCCTGACTTCAGCGATGCATTAATGATGCGGTGGTATTTCGAGTTGGCGAGTGGTGGAAAGATTAAAATGCGTTAATTTTGTGAATATGAGAATAGTAGCATTTCTTTTTTTACTGGTATTGGCTTCATGTTCAAAGGAAGATGAATTACCTTACCCGTACAACAACATTAGCATTTACCGCATTCACGGTGACAGCGTAACGGTTGTGTATGAAACTATCGACTATACCGAAGAACGAGGACTAGTTCTAACAAATAGCTACGATAAAAGGTTTATGGGTGCATTTGAAACTCTTGAAAGGTTTGAGGGTAAACGCGGAATAGGTTATGATACAATGACTATCCGAATGCCGAAGCGTACAATGTACCTGAGAAGCTATGCAAGTAACGGAGATGTAACCCATATTAGTGAACTATTTGTAAGCGTTCAGCGATGAATCTAAACTTTAACACGAACTTTCGGAAGGTAGGCGGTGAGATTGTAGGCCCGGTAAACACAATAGCCCCTGCAATAACAGGAACGGCAGAGAGGGGTCAGCTACTTACTTGTTCTACGGGTACTTGGACAGGTACAGGAACAATTACCTACGCTTACCAATGGTTAAGAGGTGGCGCACCAATAAGCGGAGCAACGGCCAACACTTACACGTTAGTAGCCGCAGACGATAACAACCAAATCAGTTGCCGAGTAACAGCTACCGATAGCGAAGGAAGCCGCAGCAAGAATAGCAACAGCGTACTAGCATTGGGCGCACCGTTCAACCTAACCGCACCCGTATTAAGCGGAAACGAGCAAGTAGGGCAAACATTAAGCGTAACCAACGGAACGTGGCAAGGGGTAACGCCAATTACCTACTCTTACAAGTGGTTTAGAAATGGCTTAGAAATATCGGGAGCAACTTCATCTAGTTACACGCTAGTGGCGGCAGATTACAATACGGTAGTGTATTGTCAAGTGATTGCATCTAACGCAATAGGAACAGGAACAGAAGATTCCAATGCAACGGGAGCTATTGCGGGTATAGGCTCAACCATTACGGGAGTGCCAACCTTTGTAGGAACGGAGAACGTAGGCGAAGATTTAACAGCTACCTATGCAACGGCCAACGGAGTGCCAACACCTACCAATTCAATCCAATGGCAGCGCAGCGCAGATGGTTCAACGGGTTGGGCTAATATCAGCGGAGCGACTTCACTCACTTACACCTTAGTCTTAGCAGATGAAGGTCAGTATGTTAGAGCCGTTCAAACAGCTACCAACCCAATAGCAACGGCCACCGCAGCAAGTGTGAGTAGTGGTATTATCGGCCCAGAGTCAGTATTCGACCCAGACTACCAAGCGGTGTTAGATTACGCAACAACGCAAGGTTACACGCTCCCAAGCGCAGGGCAACAAACTCTGCAAAATCAGTTGGTAGTTGATTTGAAAGCGGCAGGCGTTTGGCCTAAATTAGATTCATTTGCTGTTTTTGCTACTGATGGAAACACTGACTTTGCATTGATTGACTGGAAGAGAACGGTAGACGGATTGGCTACAAAAAAATATACTGCAATTAGCTCTCCAATTTTTACAACTAACCAAGGTTTTACTGGCGATGGCGTAGCTACAAAAATCGAAACAAATTATAACCCTGTGATAGATGCGGTTAATTACAGTCTTAATAGCGCATCATTAATGGCTTGGGTTAACAATTATAATGTATCAGACTCCCCTTTTATTTTTGGCGGTGGTAACTTGACTTTAAGTATTAGGTTGCAATCATCTTCATTTTTCACTAGGATAAACTCTAATAATAGCCCAAGTCCAACCCCGGATTTCTCAGACAATACATTAAAATTTAAGCATATAACAAGGCAAAATGCATCCGTTATTGACATCTTTCAAAACACAACGATAACACCTTCAACACAAACATCTTCATCTATACCAACTGGAGGGATAGACATTTTTGAAGCCGCGGGTATATTTGGTGTAGCCCAAGTTTCAGTCGTAGGTATAGGCGGTGCATTAAATTCAGAAAACACCAACTACTTTAACGCGGTAAACAATTATATGACATCTATATAATGAAAGTATTAAGAGCAAATACAGAGCAACACAACGAGTTAAACGGGTATCGTAACGGTAACAGCGTTTTGGAGTTTACGCAAGATGCCAGTGATAATTGGATAGTTGGCAAATCAGTTTTAACGGATAAAGCATTTATTGCTATTCGCCCGCAATTGGAAGCGTTGAAGGAAATAGACTTTAATCCTAAACAGGAAGAGATATGATACAGCTTACTACGTTCGTTGCGGCAACCATTTTAGCCGTTGTATTAGCCTTTTTAAACAACTACGCTTGGGATAAGAAGTGGATTGGTAACGCTTGGCACATATTACAATGGATAGCTTTAGCCTTATTCGCCTTTGGCTTTGTTTCATTTACAGGAGAGTATTTGTTTGCGGTTGTGGTGTGGAGTGCTATTCAT